ATCATAGACACGAACATCCTAATTCAGTAGTATCAGGTGTATTATATTTTGATTCAAAAAAAGATCTAGATAATATTAAATTTTTTAGTCCTATAAAATATCAATCAATACTTCCTCAAACAGATGATAAAAAATATAATTTATGGAATTCAAGTTCTTGGTGGTTTACTGTTGAAACCGGTAATTTATTTATGTTTCCATCATCAACTACTCATCAAGTAGATACAAAAAAAGGAAATAATACTAGAGTAAGTCTTGCTTTTAACACTTTTTACAAAGGCAATTTAGGAGAAAATGCATCATTAACGGAGTTGATACTGTAGATTTATAGTGTATAATCTTTAGATGGAGGCAGGGCACCACCACATACCCCCTGCTTCCTTTTAAGGATTTTATATGTTAGGATTTGGATCATTTTCAGAGTTCCCTTGGGCTACATCTGGAGTAGATAATAGTGTTGTAATTACAGTTAATGGTAATGATATTGCTGTTGGTATTGGTAATGTTAATATTACAGCTAACTCTATAGTTCAAATAGCTGACCCTGATCCTATTTTATTAAAATCAGGAACTCCTGTTGTTTCAGGAGATGCCAATCTTACAGTTAATGGTAATGCTTTAGGACTAGGATCTGGAACAGTAGTAGTAACAGGAGATGCAGTTGTATCTATTACTGGAAATACCTTGAATTTAACGACAACATCGGTTACAATAACTGGTGACGCAAATATAAGTCCTACAGGTTCTTCAATTGTAGTAAAAACAGGAGTCGGTAGTGCAATAACATGGAGTAACATAGATCCAAATACTAATAGTGTTTGGAAAGAAATAATACCGTATTAATTATGCCATCATCATATTCATCAGATTTAAAATTAGAAATAATGACTACCGGCGAAAAAGCTGGTCAGTGGGGAACAATTACAAATACAAATTTAAATATACTAGCTCAGGCTTCAAGTGGAGTCTTAAGTAAAACTATGGTAACAACAGCTCCATATGATACAGCTCTAGCTGTTTCTGATGGTGCAACATCAGAGGGAAAAAATTTATACATTAAACTTGCAGGTACGTTAGGTGCAAATAGCACTGTAACTATGGCTGCAGCAGGAGCTAGAGTTTTTATATTAGAAGACACAACCAATAGAACTACATCTGAATTTACAATAAATGTTTTGACAAGTGGTAGCGGAACTAGTGTTCCTTTAGCACCAGGATCTACTTCTTTATTTTATTCAGACGGAACTAACACAACATTAGGTGCTATCCTTCAAAAAGGAACAATTACTATTAATTCAGCTTCTACTACTGCATATACTGCAGTTAATGGAGATCAAGTTTTAGTTTCAACTACTAGTAACGCAGTAACTATCACACTACCTGCTTCACCTTCAACAGGTGATGAAGTAACTGTTATGGATATTTCTGCAACTGGAGGTTTTGCTTCTAATAATTGTACTGTAGCTAGAAACGGTCAACCTATTCAAGGGGCAGCAAGTAATTTTACAATGAATGTAAATAATCAATCTATTACTTTTATGTATACAGATGCCACTAAAGGTTGGTTATTAAAATCAACGAATCAATAGGAGCTAGATAATGGCTCTGACAACCATTAAAATATTTCCCGGTGTAGATAAACAAGACACAAATGTTGGCGCTCAAGCTCGTTGGACAGATTCAGATAATGCTAGATTTAGATATGGAACTCCTGAAAAAGTAGGAGGTTGGTCTTCTCTATTAACTGATACTTTAGTAGGTGCAGCAAGAAAATTATTTGCTTTTGTAGATCTTGAAGGAAATAGATATACTGCATTAGGAACGGATAAATTTTTACTTATATACTTTGAGGGTCAAATTTATGATATTACTCCTTATCGATCAGATGATAATGGAGTTGTTGTTACCTTTTCTGGAGCTACGCTAGCTACAAATAGTACGAGTGCTAAAACTTGTACAATAACTACAAGTGGTGTTCATAGTTTAGAGGTAGGAGATATTATTCAATTAGATGCTGTAACTTTACCAAGTGGTACAGGATTAAATGCTTCTGATTTTGAAGATAAACTATTTCAAGTTTTGACTATTCCTACTACAACAACTTTTACTATTGATTCTTTAAATCAAGCTACTGCTGTTGTTTCAACAGGTGGTTCTATGACAGTTAAACCTTATGAAAGAATTGGTCCAGTTGAGCAGACTTATGGTTATGGTTGGGGTGTACCTCAATATGGAGGAACTGTAAGTAGTGGTTCACAAACAGGATGGGGAATTGCTGCCTCTGCTTCTTCAGTTACTTTAGAACCTGGGTTATGGTCATTTAGTAATTTTGGACAAGTATTAATAGCAACTATTTTAAATGGTAAAACTTTTACTTGGGATACGTCAGTTGGAGCAAGCACTGCATTTACAACTCGAGCTTCTACTACAACAACTAATTTTGTAACTGCTTTAGTAGCCGGAACTGATTTAGGTAATCCTACAGCATCTAGAATAACTTTAATATCTCCTACTACTAGACACATTATTCATTGTGGAACTGAAACTACTATTGGAGATGATAGTACTCAAGATGATATGTTTATTAGATTTTCTACTCAAGAAGGATTAAATGAATACACACCTACTGCAATTAACACAGCAGGATCACAAAGACTTCAAGATGGTACAAAAATTATGGGTGCTATTAAAGGTAAAGAAAATATTTTAATATGGACAGATAATGCATTGTATACAATGAAATTTGTAGGTGCGCCTTTTACATTTGGCTTTGAACAGGTTGGTACTAACTGTGGATTAATAGGACAGAATGCTTGTTGTGAAATTGATGGTGTTGCATATTGGATGTCTAACAATGGTTTCTTTGCATTTGATGGTACAGTAAACTCATTACCATGTTCAGTTGAAGATTATGTTTATGATGATTTTGATACTACCAAAGGTCAACAAGTGTGTGCTGGAATAAACAACTTATTTACTGAAGTAGTGTGGTACTACCCTAGCTCTGGATCTAGTTTTAATAATCGATATGTCGTTTTTAATTATGGAGAGTCCGGTGAATTACCCATGGGTAATTGGTATACAGGTGTCAATACAAACTCAATTAGAACTACTTGGCTTGATTCGTTAGTGTATCCTAAACCATTTGCAACAGCTTATACAAGCTCTGCTACAGGAAGTTTTCCTCAAGTTATTGGTGAAACAGGGTTAGGTTCTACTACGTTATTTCAACACGAAACAGGGACCGATCAAGTTAATGCTGATGGGACCACTACTATTTTAACTTCTTTTATTGAGTCCTATAGTTTTGCACTTCAACAAGATGCACCTGAACAATTTTTATCTATGCGTAGATTTTTACCTAACTTTAAAGCAATAACAGGTAATGCTAAAATAACTATATCAGTTAAGAATTTTCCTTCTCAGACAAGTGCAGCAACAGCCTTAAGTCCGTTTACAGTAGATGCTAGTACTACTAAAAAAGATACACGTGCAAGAGGAAGATATGCTAGTCTTAAAGTAGAAAATGATGGAGCAGGAGAATCATGGAGATTTGGTCCTTTTCAAGTTGATGTACAACCAGACGGGAGAAGATAATGACAAAAGTAGTAGTAAGATTACCAGAACCAAAAAAGAAATATACAGAAGATAATCAAAGACAAATTAACAGAGCATTAACTTCTGTTATAGAACAACTAAATTCAACATTTTTAAGAGATTTAAAAGAAGACCAAGAACGATTTACTTGGTTTGGATTAGGGTAAATGGCAAATATATATAAAAATTCAAAAAAAGATTTAACTACTAATACAGTTACAACTTTATATACAGTACCTTCAAACTCTAGAGCTATTGTAAAATCATTATTAGTTAGTGATGATAGTGGTAGCGGCAGTACTTTAACGGTAGATTTATTTAATGGAAACCCAGCTTCGGCTAGTAAATTTACTTTATTTAAAACAAAAGCTGTTTCAAGCAATGAGACACTACAATTTATAACAGAACCTTTGGTAATGGAAGAAAATGAAGTGTTGCAAGTAACAGCAGCAGATGCTGATAGATTGTTTGTAGTAGCGTCTATATTAGAAATCAACAGAGAGGATACATAATGTCATTTGTAGAACAAGAAGAAGAAGTAATTAATGATAAAGGAGTGCCTTTTATTAAGCCTAAAGTAGAGGTTCTCTTAAAAAACAAGGTAACAGGCAAAGAATATAGCTCAGATGCAGAAGCTTTAACGGATCTTCAAGACCCTAACACTGACACTAAGCCAGGGGATATAACACGAAGTGTTAAGATCAATGTTAAATTACCTCCATTTGGTGCAAAGACTAACTTGTAATAGGAGTAAAATTAGTATAAATTATATAATTCAGGTAAATACACCTGCCTTATTTTAAACACATATGTCAATAACAAGAGCGCAAATGAATAGACAACTATATGCAAATGGCGGGATAATGACCGTTGCACCCAGAGAGAAATTTGGACTAGGTAGTTCACTTAAAAGATTCGTAAGAAAAATAATTCCCAATGAAATATCTGCTATCGCAGTTAAAGCCGCACCTTTTGTAGCGCCGTTTAACCCGGCTCTTGCAGCAGGTATGGCTGGTATCGGTGGCTTTGATCAAACAGGCAGAATAGGTTCCTCATTAAAATCTGCTGCCTTAACTTATGGTGGTGGTCAGTTAGCAAGATACGCAGGCGGTGCAGGATTTCAAGGGAACCCTTTTACAGATGGTGGAGCATTTAGAGGAGGCCTTGAAGGATTTAAAGGAGG